TACATCAATTGCAATTGTATTAGTCATAAAGGCTATAGAAACAACAAGAGAATTTATAATTGAATGGGAAGAAAGAGGATTGATAATAAAAAGAAGAATGTTAATAGAAGAATCTAAGAAAGGATATCATTAAAATAATTAATAATATATAGATAAAAGCATATATAACAAATAAACAAAATAATCAGTTGACAATATAGATATCTCAATATATAATAAAACCTAGGATACTAGTAGGGTTTAAAAAACTACAAAGGAGCCGGGGATTTATGAGATTAAAAGATTTAAAAAACATTAAAGACTATCCAGGATATTACATATCAGCACAAGGGGATATATACAGCTCAAAAAGAAGTGGGTCAAAGCATATCGACCATCCGTTATACAAAATGAAAGTAAGAGAAAATAAATATGGTTATTATCAAGTAATCCTAAGCAACAACGGCAAATCAAAAACAATAACAATTCACCAATTAGTAGCAAGAGCATTTATCGATAACCCAGAAAATAAAAAAGAAGTAAATCATAAAGATGGGAATAAATTAAATAACAATATAAATAATCTAGAATGGGCGACAAACATAGAAAATAAAAGACATGCTATAAAAAACGGGCTAATTGATCAAAAAGGGGAGAAGAATTATAAAGCAAAATTAAAAGATAAAGATATCCCTAACATACATAAACTACTGGCAAAAGAAGTAAGCCAAAAAATAATAGCAAAGAAATACAATGTAAGCAGCTCAACAATCTCATATATCAATAAAGGGAATACCTGGAAACATATAAAAAATACCCAAAAACCAATAAAGCGTTTAAAATATGGAGAAGCCGATAATCCAAGCGGTCAAGAATGCCAAAATTGTGGGGAAGTAATTAAATGTAAAAGCAGAAGACAATGGAATATGATGAAGCAATATCCTAATAAAAAATATTTCTGTGACAGAAAATGCTTTGCTGAATCAATGATGGATGTTAAAGAAGTTCCAGATCTATTTTGTTCAGAATGTGGAGATAAACTTAATATAACAAGAAAACAATACGGGGTAAAAAAGTTTAGGTCACAAAAGAATCATTTCTGTTCATATAAGTGTATGTCAAAATATAACTCAGAAAAAAGAAAAGTGCCTTTAGAGGTAAGAAGAGAAAAATGGGGCAAATACAATAGAAATGGATGGGAATTAAAAAGGCTTAGAGATAGATTGAAAAAAGAAAGAGGTGATAAATGCGAAGCATGTGGATCTGCAGAACGTGTAGTGATGCATCATATAAAGCCTATAAAGCTATATCCAGAATTAGGGTATGATGAAAACAATTTAGTTTTACTATGTGGTGAATGTCATACAGAAATACATTTAAAAACAGATTGGAATTATTTAAAAGGCGTTGAGGAGAAAACAGTAGAGGTGTTAGAAAATGTCATTTAAAGAGCATCCAGAAAATAGAAACTTTAATGGAAGGCCTAGGAAAGGGGAATCATTAACTGATATTTTAAGAGAGTATTTATCAAAATGCGACAAAGGGGAAAAGAAAGCAAAACAGCAAAAGTTCATAGAAAAGCTGGTAAAAAAAGCCCTTGATGGAGATTTTAACACTATGAAATATATATTCGACCGTTTAGAGGGAACTCCAAAACAAACCATAGACTCTAACGTAACTACCAAAGAGATTATAGTGGACATTGAGGAGGACGATAGCAATGAAGAATCATAGAATAACAATAATCAAAAAAAACCAGGAAATACCATTAACTATTAGAGAAGCTGAAAAGCTTGTTGATGAAATAGAAAGTATATTAAGAGAATTAAACGAAAAGGACATAGATACAGTTAAGATCTTTATGAACGAATGAGCGGAAATCCACCTAAAGTAACAATTAAAAAGCGCATATTCAACGATGTATATTATAAGCATCTGCATTCATGGGAGTTAATAGAGTTATTTTATGGAGGGGCTGGATCTGGGAAGAGCTATTTTGTAGCACAAAGATGTGTTTATAGAATGATGATGTATCCTGGGTATAATATATTGGCAGTGAGGAAAATAGCTTCTGCAAATCATGACTCTACATTTGCACTGATAAGGCAGATTATAAATTCTTGGGGAGTAACTCAGTTATTTATTATAAACGAATCTAAAGGTGATGAGTCTATAACCTGTTACAATGGCTCACAGATGCTATTTAAGGGTATGAAGGATGAGAAAGAGCGTGAGAAAATAAAATCTATAACCTTCAAGCAGGGGATTTTAATAGCTATCTGGGCAGAAGAATTAAGCGAGTTTACACAACAAGACGTTTATCAATTAAGATTAAGATTAAGAGGGAAGTCAAAATATAAGAAGCAATTCACAGGAACTTTCAACCCTATTAGAAAAACACACTGGCTGAAGAGAGAGTATTTCGATAAAGATGCTGGAGCAATGATTCTTAAAACGACTTATAAGGATAATAAGTTTTTATCACAAGAAGACAGGGATATTATAGAAGATCTAAAAAACCACGACCTTATTTATTATAATATATATGCTCTTGGAGAATGGGGAGAGATTGGGAATTGTATATTCAGCAAGTTTAAAACTATAGACATAATCTACCCGGATTATGAGATAGAGGGCAAGAGATATAAGTTAACTCCAGACGATTATTATGACCAAATAGTACAAGGTATGGACTTTGGTTTTGATCACCCATCAGTGTTTGAAAGGATAGGGTATAAGGATGGAAAACTCCATGTATTTAGTGAGGTTTGGGGAACAAAGCTAACTAATGAACAATGGATGGATCATTTAGAAGATTATTATAAAAAGCAAGGATGCTTAGAACAAATAAAAAGGACTAAAACGACTGCAGATTCAGCAGAGCCAGCAAGAATAACAGCCTTTAGAAGACGAGGGTGGAGTGTATATCCGGCTAGGAAGGGAAGTGATTCACCAAGGTTTGGAATAGATTACTTAAGACATAGAGAAATAATAATAGATACAAAATGTAATAGATTCAGTGAAGAAATACAGGTATATAGAAATAAATTAGATAAAGACGGGAATATAATAGAAAACAAATTTGTAGACGAGTTTGACGATGCTATAGCAGCGACTAGATACGCTACAGAAGAGATATGGAGTAAAGGCCGAGTCAAGGCTGGAACATTCAGTGCGTCTAAACTAGGATTTTAAGGAGGTTAACAGTGATTAAATATAGATATGAAGGGGAGATTATCCCGGAAACAGAACTAATAAAAATAATAAAAGACTGGAAGACAACAGACCAACAAAGAGCTATAGATTTAGAGATGTACTATAAGGGCAAGAATACTAAGATTCTAAAGAGACAACTTGTCAAGGACGAGACAGATGCGCCAGACAATAAAGTGCCTGTTCCTTATGGCAGAAAGTTAGTTAAGACAGTCCAAGGATATATGTATAAACCTGGGTTAATTCAATATGAGTTTGATGGGGACGATACGCAAATCCGTCAGATATTCAAAGACAATTGGGAGCCTTCTAAAACTTCCAATATCAGAGCCTATTCTGTAGCGGATGGATATTCGTATGAGCTACACTACACTGAGAGCAACGGGGAGAGTGTAAGCCCTAGATTTACCTTAGTCAAAGCCTCTCAAGGATTCATGATTTGGGATTACTCTATAGAGCCTAAGAAACAAGCCTTTGTATATGAGTATCAAATTAATGAGGATCTTTATTATGATGTTTATTATGACAAGCTTATAGTTAAGTATTCATATGATGATAAAAAGAAACAACTCAAAGAGGTAGAAGTGGGCCAACATTTCTATAAAGACGTACCTGTAATATATAACGCTAATAACGATGAAGAGATAAGTGATATAGGTCTTGTGAAGTCTTTAATCGATGCTTATGACGTTCTAATGTCAGACAGTTTAAATGAGTTCGACAGGTTTGCCTGGGCATATCTCAAGCTAGTTGGAGTAATGCCAAGTGATGAAGACATTAAGGACATGAAGCAAAAGAGGGTATTCGGGAATTTAGATGATCCAGATGCAATAAGTTTCTTAACCAAAGATATTCCTACTGATTATATAGAAATGATGAGAAAATGGGTTAGAAACGAGATCCATTCACAATCCTTTATACCAGACTTAGAAGAGATTAAAACTAGTTCCTCGGCAAGCGGAGTATCTATAGACCGGTTTATTTATGTATTAGAGTATACAGCCACAGATAAGGAGTCCATGACAAGAATAGCCCTCCAAGAGCGGTTAAGCTTAATGAGGAACCTTCCTAACCTAACTATCCCAGAAGCCAAGATAATTATGCTCAGGAATACACCAGCTAACGATAAAGAAAAAGCGGAACTATTCAATATTTATTGGGGCAAGTTAAGTGAGAAGACTGTAATAACCCACTTTGCGCCACAAGTAGAGGATGTGGATGAAGAACTTAAGCTTATCAAAAAGATGAAAGAAGAACACAGGGCCAATATGCCAGATTTGGATAATATACCAGATGAGGAGGCAGAGGATGAAATTGAAGAGTGAAAAATTAAACAAAGAATTAAGCATAGAAGAAGCTAGAGAGTTATATAATGAGCTTAAAGAGGTATTTGGAGAGGATAAGATTGAGTATGTTCCTTATGAGCATATAAGATATCCATGGTATCCAGACCCAATATATCCAGCAATAACGTGTGGAACGGGATCAAATGGCTGATAAAAGAAACTTAAAATTACAACTATTAATAGATAATGGCTATAATTATATGTTTAAGCATGGAGTATATTTTAATCCAAATGAAAGGAAAATATTTAGCGCAGAAGCTGTAGAGGATAATGATATTGGATGGTTACAAGAAAAAATGAATAGCCCAAAAAGCTTAGTATATAAATACTATTTTATACATCCTCCATGCTTAGAATTAAAAATAGCTATAGAAAAGAATTTGGGGTGTGTTAATGCCTAATAAAAGAAACTTAGAAAATCTACAAGAGGGCGCTGCTAAGAAAATAGACTTAAATGCACAAGCTTTTAATACTATTATCCAAAGAGAGTATGCTAAAGCCTTAAAAGAGATTAGAGCTAAGATGATGGTTATATATGAGAAATACTCTAAAGAGGGCAAGCTTACAGATGTCGAGATGACTAAGTTTAACCGCCTAAAGAACCTAGAGACTGAGTTAACAAAGACCATGGCTAAGACAGGGAAAGAAGTAACCAAGAAAATGAACAAATATCATGAAGTAATCTATAACGATGCTTTCTATAGATATTCATATTCAGTAGATCAGGCTACAGGAGTAGAGCTAGAATGGGGATCTCCTGGACAGATCCGAGAAATAGAAGGGATTAGAGACTTAGCAGAAACCCAATACTTACAAGCTATTAAGTCGCTCAATGCCAATGGAATCAAAAGGGTCAACGATGCAATTATCGGTGGGATAATGCAAGGGCTATCTATTAAGCAAATGATGAAAGAGGTTAAGGATAGTCTAGGAACCTCAGCAAATGATGCAGAGCGTATAATCCGAACAGAGACCCACAGGTTAGCAGAATTAGCACATTATGAGGAATATAAGAAAGCCAGGAGAAACGGGGTTAAATTGAGACGTAAGCTATTAGCAGTATTGGACACTCGGACTAGACAGCAATCCGCAGAGATGGACGGTGATTTATCCAATGATGAAGGCAAGTTCCAATATCCTAATGGAGAATGGCATATCCCGGGGAATACAGGAGTTGCCAAGTGGGACATTAACGATCGTGAGACAACTATAGAGTTTATAGAAGGCTATGAGCCTAGATTAAGACGAACCAGAGAAGATGGGCTTATTCCATTTAAGACTTTTAGAGAATGGTCTAATGAGAAGAAATTAACAGATAAAATATACGCTAAGAAATTAGTTATATAAATATAAGGGAGGAACGGTATGGCTAAAAGAGACATAACGGACGAAGAAATCAGAGAAGAAAAATCGAAAGAGGAGGTTGAAAATAAAATTGCACCTGAGAAACTTGACGAGAAAGTTAAGATAGTTCGCACTTCAAAAGATAAAGAAGTTGTAATAGATAACAAGCATAAGTTTTATGTAGATATCTATTCAGGAAGCAAAGTAATTGAGACTCATGCATTTAGTAGTGAATTAATAGCTGAGAAGTACATGAATCAAAAAGAAAAAGATCAATTAAGAGATAAGATTAATATCATGCGATTGCACAGAGTTAAAGATGATAAGCTTATAAAGGAAAAGCGGTATATAGTAAAATAATAATCTTGACAGGTTACTATATAGGGTATAAAATATATATGGACTTTACTGGCTAGTACAGTTTAGGACGGAGGAAATAAAGAAATGGCAATAGATAATTTCGATGAAGTTAAGGAATATCTAGAACAAAATAAAGAAGTAGAAGACATCAAAAACTATTTTGATGAGATTAAAGGCAGTGTTGAGCCGAAAGAAGTAGAACTAACAAAAGATCTTGTTAGTAATTGGTTGCAAGAACACGATGAAGGGAAAGCATTTACACAAAGCTTTACCGACCAACGGGTTTCACAAGCGATCAAGACTTTTAAAGAAGGGCATTTTGAAGAAGAAGTTAAGCAAAGAGTTGAGACTAGGCTTCGAGAAATGAACCCGAAGGAAACTCCAGAGCAAGCGAGATTAAGGGAAGTTGAGCAAAAACTTGCCATGCAGGAGAAAGTAGCTAAAAGAGCCGAATTGAGCAAAATGGCTTTACAATATAGTAGTCAAAAACACTTAGATAGTGTACCAGAGGAAGTGATGGCAGCATTAGTGAGAGACACAGAGGAAGAGACTAGGACAGTTATAGATAGGTTAAAAGAATACATCATGTTTAGAGAAGAAAAGAAAGCCAATTCTATAATGAGCAAAAACAGTTATCAACCGGAATCTGGAGATGGTGATAAAGGCATATATTCAACTCAGGATGAGCTTATAGCTGCTATCAAAAAGGCTGGCAACGACTGGCGCAAGAATCCTACGCTTGTTAAGGAGTACGAAAGAATGAGCAAATAGGAGTAGGAAATGGCAGCATTAGAAGGTTTTGTACCGGAAATATGGGCGGGAACAGCGTTAGAACGTCTATATAAATCACTGGTGTACGGATCTGTAGCCAATAGAGATTATGAGGGAGAGATTTCTCAGTTTGGCGACACTGTCCGAATCAACCAAGTAGGAATAGTTAACGTTGCTGACTATGTTAGCGACTCAACTACAATCACACCACAAACATTAGACGATGCACAAAAACAATTGAAAATCGATCAGCAAAAATACTTTTCTTTTAAAATCGATGACGTAGCAAAAGCACAAACCAAACCAAAAGTAATGTCTACAGCAATGACAGATGCAGGGTTTAGATTAGGGGATCAAGCAGATCAATATCTAGCCTCGCTATGGACTGAAGCAGGGATTACCGATGGTCTTGGAACAGCAGCAGTTCCAATTGATATCACATCAGTTAATGTAATTGAATATTTAAGTTTAGTATCTCAAAAGATGGATGAGAACAATGTACCGTATGGATCTAGATGGGGAGTTATCCCTCCTTGGTTCCATCAAAAAATCGTTCTTTCCAATTTAACACTTGATACTGACAATAGTGAAATGTTTAGAAATGGATTCATTGGACGAGCAATGGGATTTACGTTGTATGTATCTAACAACGTAGTAACAGCAGCAAGTAACCAAAACAGTAAAATCATGTTCGGTTATTCAGGAACCATGACTTTTGCAGAGCAAATATTAAGCATGGAAGCATATAGACCAGAGTCTTCATTTAGTGATGCAGTAAAAGGTCTTTATGTATATGGCGCAAAGGTCACTCGACCTGATGCATTAGCACTATTAACAGCAGATTACACTGCTGAACCATAAGAGAGGAGGAGATAGATGGCTAGAGCATTATTAACACCTACTGCCTCAAGTGCTGGGTCTACTGCAGCATCCAGACATGTAATGGCAGCAGCGTCAACCAATGGATACTATATTAAAACAACTGGCTATGATGCGACTAAACTTGCAATCTTTGTAACTCGATCTACTAACTCAAGTGATGTAGCACGGATTACATTGATCAGTGGATCTACTGCAAGTAAAGAAGATTATGAACCAGGTGCATATAGCACAAGACGTAATTTGGATATCAATATCACTACATCTACAGCAGCAAGTACAGGATTACATCAAATTGTAATTGAAGAGACTGCTAGATTTAAAGATACTGATGAGTATATTAAATTTGATCTTTCAACTGCATTAGCAGGCGGAACCGTACAAGTAGGAGCTACTTACATAGCTTAATCAATGGGGGCTTATGCCCCCTTATTTATTAGGAGAATAAACTTGGCTGGCAAGAACAGAAAAGGATATGAGAAGAAAAAAAACAAGGTTTGTATTATAGGGACTGCAAGCAGTCTTTTACAAACACCATGGGAAGATGAAGAGTATGAATTTTGGGCATGCGCCCCAGTACTTACACATCCTCCAGCAAGAGATAAGAAGTTTGATTTGTTATTTGAAATGCATCCTGATAGTTATGTAATGCATGAACAGGTATTACCAAGACTACAGGCAGTAGAGTGTCCAATGTATATGCAACGGGAGTATGTAGAGATTAAGAATAGTCTAACATTCCCACTTGATGACCTTTTGAAGGATTATCAAAATTATACAGGGAAGGGTTATTTTACATCGACCATTTCTTATATGATGCTATACGCAATATCAATG